GTGGGTTATTTCTTCATCCTTCATTGCTGAAGGATCGGCGGCAGCAATATTGCTGCGTTGTGTTGTGGTATTAGTTGTGGCAAGTACTGTTTTTTATACATAGCACCATTTGTGAGTGTACTCAATTTCACAAATTTAGTGCCGCATTTCTGCGCGGAGGGGATAGGTCTTTCTTTATTTTAAAAGGCACACACCTATCAATGGTAATTAATATTACTCCTTCTTCCCAGGTTACCCTACGCTGTTCCACCCTCATATAAAGGAACATTTTATAACGTTAGTAACCTGGAGCTCGCGTGCTTAAGCGCTGAGAGCTGAGCGCTGTTTTCTCCTGAACAAATGATCTCCATACTTGGATTCCATGAAATCATCGTATGTGGGGAGAATTATTTTGCCGTAGGCGAGTAAATTATGTTTTTCAATCATAATCTTAATCCAAGATACGGCTTCATCATGCGCGCTACGGCCATGCATAATCATTTCTCTATTATAGTTTGAGAGAACTTCTATAGCATGCTCCTGTGGTGTTATTATACCCTTATCTACCCGCATCATCAGGCTCTTTTTAAGGGAATCTATTTGAAGTGGAGCACGCACTATACCCAATTCTGTGTCGAAAATAAATTTTCGCTTCAAGAATTCACAATCCTCGAGCTTCACATACTCGGTAACTTCCGCCTCTTTATCTGCCATAGTATAGCCTATATTAAATAATTTGAAATACTCTGTAACTGCCTTCTGATTAAACCAAGGTATCGATGTGTGAACTGCCGCTGCATTATCATCACCATATGTAAGCAAATGTATATACGTTTGGAAAGTTTTAGCATCTCCACCTAGATGTTCATAAGCCATACGCATCATTATGGAATTGGCCATACTATTAAGAATAACAGTGAGCGCATGTCCTGAAGCATGCCCTTTGGTAAAAGTGATCAAATCACCATCTACGTTGGTGGCATTAAATATTACATCTTCCATTACTGCTTCACAAACCAATATCTGGGTATCCGTATACCCGGATTCTTTTAAATATCGTATCAGTACATCAGCTGCATAATACAACACTATTAGAGGGAGGTCTTGATCATACGATTTAAAATCTCCATTAATGATATTGGGACTTTGAGCTAAGTATCTCCAAAATACAGTCCAATCATAAGATGCAGCATCACATCCAACTGCAGTCTCCCATCGTAAATTTTCCTGCTGTATAATAGCCACTAAAGGCAAGAAATACATACGCTCGATTAAAGTTAACATAAAAGGTGCACATTGGAAAATACGCGTTTTACCTATTGCAATTTTGGATAATGTGGTAGGTTCATCTTTCAACGAGGAATTAAATATATGATGGACACATTGCCCTTGTACGTAC